GGTTGATTATATTGAGAATGAATTTGATAATAGAGAATTAGGTTATTGGTTTATGAATAATGGAGTTCCTACATACATATCAGGAGCTCACTACATGTACTTGCAATGGACATCTATAGATGTGGGTTACCCAGATTATAGAGAAGCTAATAGAATATTTTATTTGTATTGGGAGGCATGCAAGGCTGACAACAGAAGTTTTGGAATGGCTTATTTAAAAATAAGGCGTTCAGGCTTTTCTTACATGGGCTCTTCAGAGAGTGTCAATACAGGGACACTCGCAAAAGATTCGAGGGTTGGTATACTATCTAAAACAGGAGCAGACGCTAAGAAAATGTTTACTGATAAAGTTGTTCCTATAGCAAACAGATTACCATTCTTCTTCAAGCCTATACAAGATGGTATGGATAAACCTAAAACAGAGTTAGCGTTTAGAATACCAGCATCTAAAATAACAAAAAAAAATATGTATGATTCTAACCAAGAAGAATTGTTAGGATTGGATACAACTATAGATTGGAAGAACACAGATGACAACTCCTATGATGGTGAGAAGTTATTATTGTTAGTGCATGATGAAAGTGGTAAATGGATAAAGCCAAATAATATTTTAAATAACTGGCGTGTAACAAAAACTTGTTTGCGTTTAGGTAGTAAGATTATAGGTAAATGTATGATGGGTTCTACTTCTAATGCATTGAGCAAGGGTGGAGATAATTTTAAAAAATTATACGAGGATTCATCATTGAGTAAGCGTAATTCTAATGGCCAAACTAAAAGCGGATTATATAACTTATTTATTCCAATGGAATGGAATATGGAGGGATTTATAGATAGATATGGATTACCTGTTTTTAGAAAACCTACAGAAAAAACTATTGGTGTTGATGGTGAGGTTATAGAGAATGGTGCGATAGATTATTGGGAAGCTGAAGTTGAAAGTCTAAAGAATGACCCTGATGCTTTGAACGAATTCTATAGACAGTTTCCAAGAACTGAGTCACATGCTTTCAGAGATGAAAGTAAACAATCTTTATTTAATTTAACAAAGATATATCAGCAGATTGATTATAACGATTCTGTTATAAAAGAACATCATTTAACAAGAGGCTCGTTTTCATGGAAAGATGGAATAAAAGATTCTAAAGTTATATGGACACCTAACAATCGTGGGAGATTCCTAGTTTCGTGGACACCCAACAAAAATTTACAGAATAGAATCATAAACAGGAATGGGAAAAAGATGCCAGGTAATGAACACCTGGGTGCGTTTGGTTGTGATAGTTATGACATATCTGGAACAGTAGGTGGAAGAGGTTCTAATGGTGCACTACATGGCCTGACAAAATTCAACATGGACGAAGCTCCAAGCAATGAGTTTTTCTTAGAGTATGTAGCAAGACCTCAAACCGCAGAAATATTTTTTGAAGAAGTGTTAATGGCTTGTGTGTTTTATGGAATGCCAATACTTGTTGAGAATAACAAGCCTAGGCTTTTGTATCATTTTAAAAACAGAGGATATAGAGCTTTTAGTATGAATAGGCCTGATAAGGTTTTTAATAAATTATCAAGAACAGAAAAAGAATTAGGAGGTATACCAAACTCCAGTGAGGATATAAAACAAGCTCATGCAGCTGCAATAGAATCGTATATAGAAAAACATATTGGTTTAGATATGGAGGGTACATTTAGAGACCCTGACCTTATGGGGTCTATGCCATTTACCAGGACTCTAGAAGACTGGGCTAAGTTTGATATAAGCAACAGAACTAGATTTGATGCATCTATTAGCAGTGGTTTAGCGATTATGGCTTGTCAAAAGCATCTTTATACACCTGAAAAGAAAAGCTCAAAAATTTCCATTAACTTTGCAAGGTATACCAATAAGGGATTAATAAGCGATTTAATTAGATAGATGAAAGAAGTTAAAATAGATATTTCGTCTGTAGGATTCCCTAGTCAATTTGTATCAGATGCGGAAAAAGCCACTGATGAGTTTGGCTTACAGATAGGGCAAGCAATACAGTATGAGTGGTTTAGAAAAGACGGCAATGGCTGTCGTTATTATAACCAATGGCGAGATTTTCACAGATTACGTTTATACGCAAGAGGTGAACAATCAGTTGGAAAATACAAAAATGAACTAGCAGTAGACGGAGATTTATCTTATCTTAATTTAGACTGGACCCCTGTTCCTATACTTCCAAAGTTTGTTGACATTGTAGTTAATGGAATGTCAGACAGACTGTTTAAAGTAAAAGCTTTTGCGCAAGATGTGTTATCCCAAGGTAAAAGAAGTAAGTATCAAGACATGGTGGAGGCTCAGATGGCCGCCAAAGACATACTCTTAGATATTAAAAACATGACAGGAGCAGACCCATTTACAATGGACCCTGACTCTCTTCCTGAAAATGACGAAGAACTTACACTATACATGCAGCTTAATTATAAGCCAGCCATAGAGATAGCTGAAGAGGAGGCTATTGACACTATGTTTCAAGAAAATCATTATGCAGACACACGTAAGCGTATTGATTATGATTTAACAGTATTAGGTATTGGTGTAGCCAAGCATGAGTTTTTACCAGGCTCTGGTGTAGAGGTTAAATATGTTGACCCTGCTAATGTTGTGTATAGTTATACTGAAGACCCACATTTTAAAGATTGTTTTTACTGGGGTGAAATTAAAGTTGTTCCTATTACGGAGCTCCTAAAGATTGACCCAACATTAACTAATGAAGATTTAGATAAGATATCTAAATATAGTCAAAGCTGGTATGATTACTACAACGTAGCACAATATTATCAGAACGATATTTTTTATAGAGACACAGTAACCTTAATGTATTTCAATTATAAAACCACGAAGAAGATGGTTTATAAGAAAAAAGTTACTGATAGCGGAGCTATGAAAATGATAGAAAAAGATGACCAGTTCAATCCTCCACCAGAAATGATGGAAGAGGGCAGGTTTGAAAAGGTTTCAAAAACTATTGATGTTTGGTATGACGGAATAATGGTGATGGGTACTGATATTCTTTTGAAGTGGGAACTGGCTAGTAATATGGTTCGCCCTCAGTCTTCTTCACAACACGCATTACCAAACTATGTAGCTGTAGCTCCAAGAATGTACAAAGGCGTAATTGAATCTTTGGTTAGAAGAATGATTCCTTTTGCTGATTTGATTCAGATTACACATTTGAAATTACAACAAGTTATAGCCAGGACTGTGCCTGATGGAGTATTTATAGATGCAGATGGATTAAATGAAGTTGACCTGGGGACAGGAGCTGCGTATAATCCTGAAGATGCATTAAGATTATATTTCCAAACAGGTTCTGTAATTGGAAGAAGCTATACACAAGACGGAGACTTTAATCAAGCCAGAGTTCCTATACAGCAACTTACATCTAATAGTGGTGCTAGTAAAACTCAGATGCTTATTACAAACTATAATCATTATCTAAACATGATTAGAACTGTAACAGGATTAAACGAAGCTAGAGATGGCTCAACTCCTGACCCCAACTCGTTAGTTGGATTACAAAAGCTTGCAGCGTTAAACTCTAACACAGCAACTAGACATATACTTCAAGGAAGCTTGTATGTTTACAGAACACTGGCAGAAGCTTTAACTTATAGAGTAGCGGATATATTAGAGTACTCTGATTTCAAAGAAGATTTTATAAATAAAATAGGAAAGTATAACGTAAGTATACTTAATGATATATCTGATTTATATATTTATGACTTCGGTATCTTTATTGAGGTTTCACCTGATGAAGAAGAGAAAGCTCAGCTTGAGGCTAATATCCAAATGGCTTTATCTAAACAAGATATAAATCTGGAAGATGCTATTGATATAAGAGAAATTAAAAACATTAAACTTGCTAATCAATTACTTAAGGTAAAAAGAAAACAAAAGCAAGAACGTGATGAGAAGAATGCTATGTTAAAGCAACAGATGCAAGCCGCTCAGCAATTAAAGTCTCAGCAAATGGCTGCGCAAGCAGCTATGCAAAAATCTCAAGCAGAGATGAATGCTAAGATGCAAATTAAACAAGCCGAGATAGCTTTTGAAATTGAGAAGATGAAGAATGAAGCTATGCTAAAAAGTCAGTTGATGGCAGAAGAGTTTAATTATAATCAACAGTTGAGAGGAATGTCAGAAGAGGCTCTAGCTAAGAGAGAAGTTCAAAGAGAAACAGCTAAAGCTTCTCGTATTAGTCAACAAAATACAGAGCAGTCTAAGTTAATTAATCAAAGAAAAAATAACTTACCTCCTCAAAACTTTGAGTCTAATGAAGATAGTTTAGATGGGTTTGATTTAGCAGAGTTTGACCCAAGATAAACTAAATAAAAAATAATTGTTTAATGTACTATATTTGTACTAAAATTTAATCTAATGGAAATAAAAGTAAAAGAAGTGGGTGTTGTTGAAGAAAAGTCAGCCGCTGAAGTAGAAGAAAATCTAATTGAAAAGGTTGAACAGCAACACGAAGAGCAAACACAACAACAAGTGGAAACTGAAGTTGTAGAGCAAACCGCAGCTCCTGAGGAAACGCAAGGTGCTGAACTAAAAGAAGAAGACGTTCTTAGTTTTATTAAGAATAGATATGATAAGGACATATCATCGGTAGACCAATTGTTTGAAGAAAAAGAAAACAATACTGAACTACCAGAAGATGTGTCAGCTTATTTTGAATATAAAAAGAAAACTGGTCGTGGCATTGAAGATTATGTTAAATTAAACAGAGACTTTGATTCCTTAGATGAAGACCAAATTTTAACTGAGTATCTTTTAGCCACTGAAGAGGGCATTGATAAAGAAGATGTTGAGCTGTTAATGGAAGATTATTCCTATGATGAGGAACTTGACGATGAATCTGATATCAAAAGAGCTAAGTTAAAAAAGAAAAAAGCAATTGTAAAAGCTAGAAAGTTTTTCAATGAACAAAAAGAAATGTATCGCCAGCCACTTGAGTCAAGTGCAACTGGTATTTCTGAGGACAATGAAGACTATAAAGCTTACAAGCAATACGTTGAGAATGCAAAGACTCAGTCAGAAGAGCAGGCTAGGAAAGTAGATTTCTTTAACAAAGAAACTGACAAGGTGCTTAATCAAGACTTTAAAGGTTTTAAGGTCAGTATTGATGACGCTAATTTGTTGTACAATCCTGGAGGTTCTGTAGAAGAGATTAAGAAATCTCAATCAAGCGTTATTAATTTTATTAATAATCATTTGAATGAAGATGGATTAGTTAAAGATGCGGCTGAGTATCACAAAGCATTAGCAGCAGCAATGAACCCTGACAAGTTCGCAAGGTTTTTTTACGAACAAGGCAAGGCGGCAGCAACGGAAGACGTAACTAGAAAAATGAAAAATATTAATATGTCTACACGTTCTGCTCCAGAAGTTGTTTCTAAAGGAGGAACTCAGTTTCGTGCAATCAATCCAAGCGAGGGCAGAGGTTTAAAGATTAAGAGTATTAAAAGAAAAAATTAACAACATTTAAAAAATTAAAAAATGCCAGGACAATTATTAGGGCCAAACACTACTCCAGTAGGACCAGGGTTTGCGCTACAGCCAGCACCACAACAAGTGCCGTTGGCTACAAATTACATTACTGATTTCAACTTTTTGAATCAGTACTTACCAGACACTTATGAAAAAGAATTTGAGCGTTATGGTAATAGAACTATTTCTTCTTTCTTACGTTTAGTAGGAGCTGAGCTACCAAGTAACTCAGACCTAGTAAAGTGGGCAGAGCAAGGAAGATTACACACTAAATATACAGAGTGTGGGACAGGAGCAGTAGTTGATGGAGACAATGTAACATTCGACATTAACGATGCATTAGTACCAGACAGAGCTGCAACAGGCTTAACAGCTGGAACTATCGCTATTCGTGTAGGTCAAACTGTTGTTGTTTCTAACAATGATGATTCAGGAGAATATAAAGGAATCGTAACTGCAGTAGGTGTTGCAGGAGGATTGAACGATAACCAAATTACTGTAGCTTTCTATAACGCTGCAGGTTATACAGGTGGTTCAGGAGCAGGTAATGCTGATGCAACTATCTTTATCTATGGTTCTGAATTCAAAAAAGGAACAGCAGGAATGCAAGGTTCTTTAGAGGCTGAAGATGAAATCTTCGACAACTCACCAGTCATCATCAAAGATAAGTATGCAGTATCAGGTTCTGATATGGCTCAAATCGGATGGATTGAAGTGACTACTGAAAACGGAGCTTCAGGATACCTATGGTATTTGAAGTCTGAGCACGAAACTCGTTTACGTTTTGATGACTACTTAGAAACAGCTATGATTGAAGCAGTACCAGCAGAAGCAGGTTCTGGAGCAATTGCTGCTGGTGGAGATGTAGGAAACAAAGGTTCTGAGGGTGTATTCTACGCAGTAGAAAACAGAGGAAATGTATGGGCAGGTGGAAACCCAACTGCACTAGCAGATTTCGATACTATCATTTCTCGTTTAGACAAGCAAGGTGCTATTGAAGAAAACGTACTTTTCTTGAACAGACAATTTGGATTTGATATTGATGACATGTTAGCTGAACTTAATGGTTCTGCTCAGTCTACTGCAAATGGTACTTCTTATGGTCTATTTGACAATGACATGGAGATGGCATTGAATCTTGGATTCACTGGATTCCGTAGAGGATATGATTTCTACAAGTCTGACTGGAAATACCTAAACGACCCAACTATGCGTGGTGGTTTAACTGGAACAGGTTCTGTAAATGGTTTACTAGTACCTGCAGGTTCAACTACTGTTTACGACCAAATCCTTGGAAAGAATGCTAAGCGTCCTTTCTTACATGTACGATACAGAGCTTCAGAAACTGAAGACAGAAAGTACAAGACTTGGATTACAGGTTCAGCTGGTGGTGCAATGACATCTGATTTAGATGCTATGGAAGTAAACTTCCTATCTGAAAGATGTGTATGTACTATGGGTGCAAACAACTTTGTGATTTTCCAATCATAAACTAAATAATAAGGTAGGGGTCGCAATTTGCGACCTCAACCTTTTTTAATAATTAAATTATAATCAAATGAAAAAAAATGTATTGGTCAATAAGACCTATAAACTTACCAAAGATGCAGCACCACTTTCTTTTATGCTGCCAACTAGAAACTCAAGAAGATATCCATTGATGTACTTTGATGAAAGTACAGGAACTAACAGAGCCTTACGTTATGCACGTAACCAAAAAAGCCCATTTGAAGATGAGCAAGATGGTAATGCTATTGTAGAGCCAATTGTTTTTGAAGACGGATTCTTATCTGTTCCAAGAACAAATCAAGTGCTTCAAGAGTTTTTACATTATCACCCAATGAATGGAAGCAAGTTTGTTGAGGTTAATACTGAGAAAGATGCTCAGAAAGAAATGGATAAATTAAATAGCAGAGTAGATGCTCTTATAGAAGCTAGACAACTTGATATAGACCAGGTGGAAGCTTTAGCTAGAGTGTTGTTCAACACAGACACGTCTCGAACTACATCAGCAGAGCTAAGAAGAGATATTCTTATATTTGCCGAGCAAGAACCAGATATGTTTTTAAGGTCTGTTAAAGACCCTGCGTTAAAACTTAACTCTAAAATAAAAGAGTTTTTTAATTATAAGGTATTAGTTTTCAAGAACAACAAGAAAGATGTATACTTCAATACTGATAAGAACAAAAAGAGAATGATTAATCTTCCTTTTGGAGAAGACCCTTACTATGTGATTGCAAGCTATCTTCAATCTGATGAGGGAATTGAAGTATTAAAATTTCTTGAAAAGAACTTGGATAATAAAAAATAATTTATATTTTTGCAAAGTACTTCATAATAATAGATGGAGCTGATAACTCCAACCAATCAAGAAAGAGGCTGTAGAAATGCAACCTCTTTTTTTTTGCTTATCTTTGTAGTAAATAAATTAACAGATGAGCATAATAAATTCAGTACGAGAAACTGTACTGTCGGTTCTTAATAAAAACAACTATGGATATATAACTCCTAGTGATTTTAATTTATATGCCAAGCAAGCGCAGCTAGATATTTTTGAGGATTACTTCTATCAGTATAATTATCAAATAACTAAAGAGAATGCTAGGCAATCAGGGGTTGGATTGGCAGATATAAAACAAACTTATCAGGATGCTATCGAATTATTTTCGGAGCAGCAACCTCTTGCACCAGTATATCTTAACGGAGCTAATGAGGTAATCATTTCACCATCTGCTACTTCTACGTACAGCGTGCCGACTACAGCCACAACAGGCTCAGATTATTATTTGATAAATAAAGTTTTATTGCTTACAAGATATTTAGTTGCTAATAGCACTAACACGTTAGCTAGCGTAAATGAATTAGTTGATAACACCAAAAACTTTTTTGTCCTTGGTGTACAGCCAGGTGACGTTGTTGTTAACTTAAGCACTGGACAAACAACAAATGTTAGATATTTAAACACAGTGGCTACTGACACTTTAATATTAGAAGATGATATATTTATAAGTGCAGGAGATTCATATACAATTTTAAGTACTAGACAGGGTGTAAATGAATGTGAGAAAGTTACCAATAAGAAGATTACACAGCTCAATATGTCTAACTTAACTAAACCTACAGAATTGTTCCCAGCTTACTCACAGAATGGAACAGTAATACAGGTATACCCTGAGAACTTTCAATGGGGTGTAAATGTAATAAATTCTGGAGAGACATCAGCTGGCAGAAT